CATTGGCGGCGGTGGCGGCGGTGGCGGCGGTGGTAGTAATGCAGCTACCGCATAACTTACGGGGAACCTATGAAAAAAAACATGACTGCTAAAAGATTGATTGGGTGCGGCGCTTGTAATTGGTGGGCTGGCGGAGGCGGAGGCGGTGGAAGAGGCGGTGGAGCTGGTGGGTCACAAGGCATTCACAGTGGCTTTACGAATCCTGCTACCACTGTTGTCCAAGCTGGCTCCGCTGGAACCTTGGCATCTGGAGGTGTTGGTGGATCTGTAACTTATCCCGGCGTTGTTACACATGCCGGAGGAGCTGGCGGAACAACAGGTGTTGGCGGTAATGGAGGCATGTCTGCCTACGGATACGGCGGCGCTGGTGGTGGCGGCGGTGGATTTGCTTCTGCTGGCGGCACTGGCAGTACAGGTCAGGGGACAAGTCAAACTGGTAAGGCTGGAGGTGGTGGCGGAGCCGCAGTTGCCGGAAACGGCTTTATTACTTGGGTTGCAACTGGAACAAGGTATGGCGCAATTAGCTGATCTTTATAGAATTACAAATTTTGATGAGTCAACACACGAGATAAGTGTTTACTTCAGGGATGTAAGAACTATTGCGCCTATACAAATCAAGCTCTACATAACAGATGGTATGTATCCAGAAGGAGTAGAGCTTGATAACTACATAATGAGTTTTTGTCCGCTGCTTCCTAGTGATGATTCAAATCCAAAAGAGCTTGCAAAAAACTCATCATATGTACGTGGGTTGGTTAAGGAGCCGAGCAAACTCAAGCAAAGCGTAATAGATGCAAAAAATTTGGCCTTACAAAGAAGGTTGGTTAGCCTCTACTCCTCGGACTGGACTCAGTTACCTGACGCACAAAACTCGATGGATGAACAAGATAAAAAACTTTGGCTATCATATAGGCAGGATTTGCGTGACATAACAAAACAAGCTGGTTGGCCAACAGATGTCGTCTGGCCAAAAGTTCCACATATGTTTGAGGTAACTATATATGAGTGACGGCAAATTAAAGATGATAGACGCCTCCCCAACTAATGGCCCATCTATCAATGGCGATCCTGATGTCCAACTGACGTGTGTATCAAATTTGTTCATGAGATCAATGCACTTCAAACGTGCTGGAGACATTGAGCATGGACATGCACACGTTTTTGATCATGTATCTCTTTTAACTGCTGGATCTGCAAAGGTAACAGTCGAGGGTGTTTCAAGGGTCTTCTTAGCGCCACATGCGATATTTATTAAAAAAGACTGGATGCACGAGATAGAGGCTCTTGAAGACAACACAATAATGATATGTGTTCATGCACTGCGTGATGGAGAGCGTGTGGAGGATATTATTGATCCTGATTCATACGTCATTCCACCCGGCATGGCAGGTGTATCTGCTGCAATAAAAAATCCAAATCTAATCAATCCAATGAATAACATTAACAAGATTTTTTGATGAAACCATACACGCGCATCAGCACTGAGTCTGGTAGAAGTTTCTTTTATAACAACAGAAGCAATGGGTTGTTTACTAAAGACATGGAGTCTGTTGCGCTGCATGATTCAGATAGTTCCGATTACATTGGAGCAGCAAAAAACTTATACGGTAAAAAAACAAAAAGCTCTTCCCCTGTGGCTTTAAGAATTTTAATGGGTCATGCTTGCAATTACAGTTGTTCATACTGTATGCAGATGGACATTGGCAATCCGGATGAATTGCCAAAAAGAAAAAACCTAGACAAATTCTTTGAAGACATCACAAATAACTTTGACCTCTCCAACCTTGAGCGCATAGAGCTATGGGGTGGCGAGCCATTCCTTTATTGGAATGACATGGTTCCGCTGATGAACTTCTTTGATGCTGAAGATAGGACGTTTGCAGTATCTACTAATGGTAGTTGTCTTAGCCCAAAACATGCAGAATTTTTTGCTACGCTGAAGTCAGACATTGTTATCAGCATATCTCATGATGGCCCAAGACAAGAGCAGTTGCGTGGGGAAGAAATTCTTGGACGACCTAGGATTATCAATACGCTTCACATGTTTGATGAGCTAGAAAATGTTGGATACGGATTTCAGTGCTCCATAACAAACACCAACTTTGACCTATTTGCAATCAATGACTTTTTTAGAGGTCATATTGTGAGCAACGGACTCAAGACAAATGGCCTGTCATTCTCTCTTGGTCGAACATACCAAGAGGGCGGCAATGGTTTTGATTATCTGGGGTGCAACATTATTGACGGGCAGGAAGAAAAAACTAGCGATAGTCAGTTGCACGTCATTCATGGAGATAACCTAGAAAAGTTCCGCATTATTTTGCGAGACTATCTTGAGGCTCATTACCAACAGATGGTTTCATTTGGGTTTGATGGCGATGAGCCAGCAATTTACGCCAAGCCTGTCGAGGAGTTGCCGTTGTTGCTCTGCGACATTTACGAGAGTCAAATTGCTTACAGCGTGATTGGCTACTCTAGGAAGCTGCTAAACAATGAGCCAATTCTTGAGACCACTAACTGCGGTGCAGATATGGCGGACATCATCTCACTCGATCTTGACGGAAGTGTCCGCACATGCCCTCATGCCGGAGAGAAGTATGTTCACGGCCACATCAGCAACATTAAGGGCATTCGCATCCTTACCTTAAATCTGACCAAGAAAGATACGCATTGTGCTGACTGCTCAAACATTAAGTTGTGCAGAAGTTCTTGTCCCATAGATCTACCAACAGAAACATTTTTGACAAACTGTGCTGTTGAAAAGGTTTGGTATGGCGAACTCCAGCGTGCTGCTTTTAGATTTATCTTGAATGAACAGATTGCCAGTATGGAGTCTGGACTTGAAAAAATACCAGTCGAGGAATTTGTATGAAGCTTTTTATTAACGGGCCAACACAAGCAGAAAACTACCAGAAGCTTTTGTCTGCCATCTCTGGATCTGGTATTGACATCGTGCCTGCTTCAGAAGATTTTGACTTTGCCATGCCATTGTTTGATCCAATCACTCAAGAGTGTGCTGATGCCGCCACCGCAAAAGGCAAATATTTCCCAGACATGGGATTTATCTCCAAGACTGGCTTGCAACAAAAGTGCCTGAGTTCTGGATTGCAGTCTTTGCCAGAGGCGCAACTCACCATTGATGCTTTGCGAGCATGTGCTTACCCATACCTCATCATCAAGCCAAACTTGTGGTCAGGCTCCAAGCACCCACTTCCTTGGGTGTATCGAGTGTTCGCCAACTCTGAAATTGAATCTGTCGTGTCAATGATTGGTGAAACACCAACAGACCAGTTCATCATCCAGAAGGCTCTAATCAATCCAGCCACACAAGAAACATACCTCTTGTTTGTTGATGGCGTGGTCAATGGGTCTGGATCTGTTCACTTCAACTCGATTGCCGAAAAGTGGATGCTCAATAGTTCAGCCGAAGACGGCCACATCACGCACAAAGTTGGAATCAGAGAAGTATCTTCTGATGACAAGTTCAGCTTCAAGGCTCAGGTTCTGAAGTTGCTTCAAGACAACAACACTCGCAACACTCCATTCAAGGCTCAGGCTATTGTTGATACTGAATCAGGCCAGTGCTTCGTGACAGATTGGTCATGGGGCATCATGCCCTATACGCACCTGAATATCTTGCCGTCAGAGTACCTTGTTGATCATCTGAAGTTTGCATACGACATGTCTCCTAGCGTGACGAAGCCGATTGACAAAGCAATCGTGATGCACCATGTTGCCTTTCCAAGGGAAGACTGGGCATTGTCAGCCTCTGAGTTTGATCAGAAGTATCAGGCTGCATCACAGTCTGCTGGGGTTAAGAGGGCTGAGCAGTTAAAGACAAGAGGATCTGTGCAGCCAACAACATCAAACTTCTATGTCCTGCATGGATTGACCGATGACACTGTTGATGCTGGAAAGGCAAAGCTCGCGGCATTCCAAAGTCAGGTTCTGACTTAATCTCCGTGAAGGTATTTCGAGACACCAGCATTGATGCGGCATCTGTTGCCGTGACCATTGCTGCTGTCTCGATACCGTATGCCATTGCATTTGGAGCGACGGCTTGGCTTGCAGTCTTGTTCATAGTTCTGGCCAACCTGCATCTCAATGGCCCGATGCACTACCACATACATCGCCCAATGTTTTGCGCTCCGGCGGCAAACAGGGCATATGAGCTTCTCTGCACGTCTGTCGCTCTAGTTGGTCATCAGGAGTACAGGGCAATCCATCTGGAGCATCACAAGCATGTGAATGACAGATTGGTCGATGGCAAAGTATCTGATCCAGTATCAACATACAGGTGGGGTAATGGATCTGAAGAAGGCTTTTTCTCGTATGTGTTCAAGGGTGCTTTTAAGAATGTATTCTCTGAGCATGACCTGAATCAAAGTATTTCTTTTGATCTGGCAAAAAACAAGCAAGAGACGTATGTAAAGGTATTTGTTGTAGCCTCTCTTGCAGTGATTGATTGGTCGTTTATTCCTTTGTATGCGCTCATGATCTACGGGGCGTGGACACTAAACTGGGCGCTCAGCTATTGCGAGCATCACTCAGCAACAGATCAGCAGGACAGCAGGAGAGACTCAGTAAGTTGCTACAACCGGGCATACAACCTGCTGTTCATGAATACTGGGTATCACCAAGAGCATCACTACCGTCCGGGGATTCACTGGACTAAGTTGCCCGACATCAAGAAACAGTTACCGACAGACAGACAGATTGTTAAATACACTCTGTTCAACAACAATCCAATCTTTTCAAGGAAGACATCATGAATCCAAAATATGTTGTGACAGCAGGCGATTGCAGCAGCGATGATTACGCAGAAGCCAGATTCCCCAATGCTGAATTGATCAGCCTGCGTTTGGGCGACAACGGCGAAGCTGCTATGAAGAAGTTCAAGGAACTCGGCAAAGATGCAGTCATGGTCACATCCACCACACCATTGCACTTTGGCAGCGAGTCTGAGTCAATCACAGAAAAGTTTGCCATCAAGGAATACTTTGGCCATCTGGACTACACGCTGATGTCCAAAGACGAGTCCATTAAGTACGGCACAAGCTTCGAGGGTAAGTCCCTTGGCGGCATCTCTCCTTTGGTCGGCAAGCTGGCTGCAAAGCTGGTGAACGCATCTGAGTACGTCCGCTTCAGCGATCCAGACGTGTCAACCAAGGCGGCCATTGACGGCGAGATTGATCTGGTCAGCAAGCCATCACGCGATGGAAAGCTGGACACAGAAGGCGGTATGCACATGGTCTGTGACCTGACCAAGGAGTTTGGCCTGAAGCTGCGCTACTACTTGGTTGCTCACGATGAAGAGCATGACGCAGATGCTCTGGCAGTATTTCAACAAGAGCGACAGGAAATTCAGAAGTTCCTGCCTTTATGAAAGAAAGCACAACCAGATCTGTTGCAAAAACGATCTCTTGGCGGGTTACCGTCAGCATCATTTCTTTCGTAATCAGCTACTGGCTGACAGGAAGTCTTGAGCTGGCGGGTATGCTTATGGCAAGCAAGGTCGTCGTCAACAGTATCTGGTACTTCATCCACGAAAGACTGTGGAACAAAATCAATTTTGGCAAGCAGGATAACAAGGCGGATGAATAAAATGAGCGAAATAGAAAAGGACTTTGCCGTGCATGAAGCTATTTGTGCTCAACGATACGAGAACATTGAAAAGGCATTTGGCGAAGGCGACAGACGAATGACTCGCATAGAGTATCTGTTGTACATCGTTATTGCAGCCGTACTTCTCGGCCCCGGCTTTTTGGCCGATCTTGTTCGTGGATTAACAGGAGTCTGAAATTGATCCGATCAGCATTCTTTTTGCTGCAAACGCCTGTGTTGCCGCCATCAAGGAAGGATGCGAACTTTACAAGCAGGCAAAAGAATCTTTCGTAGAAGTCAGAGAAACATACGATGAAGTTGCTGGCATTGTTCAAGAGGCTCAAGGATTCTTGGGGCCAGTTATTGCTTTCATTGGAAAGCTTTTTCAGGCTCCAAGCGGAGATGGATCGCCTGCTCCAGCAAAGCCAGCAACACCAAAGCCAAGACCAAAATCTAAGCCAGCAGCAAAAGCTGGAAAGAAAGCCTACGTCGATGAGACGCAGGTTATGGCCGATGTCGTCAAACAACTCACAGAGTTCTTCCGGCTGCAAGAAAAGCTTGCCGCACACATAAGAGAAGAAGAAGAGCGAAGCCAGAACGTCTACGACCCAAATGCAAATCTAATGGAGTCTGCCCTCAACAGGGTAATGGCGATGGATCAGATGGCTGCACTCGAAGTCACAATCAGGGAAACAATGGTCTACCAGAGTCCGCCGGAAATGGGTGCTCTGTACTCCAAAGTCTTTGAAATGCGTGACGTTATTCAAGAAGAACAGGAGAAGGCAAGACTGGCGGAAGAAGCTCGTGAAAGGTACAAGTTATGGCGACAGCACCAGCGAAAAGGAAAACTGCAACTCAGGATCGCGGTTCTTCTGGCGGCTCTGTTCCTAGTTGGATACCTCCACCTATGGATACAAGTACTCAACCACAAAACGACGACGACACCGCCTTTTTAATCATCATCGCTCTGCTGACGATCATTGTTCTTGGGCTTGGCCCAATCGTTGTCCACATGCACCTGAAGACAGAAGCGAAGCTGGCTGAGATGGAGCAAGAAAGAAAAGCACTGGAAAGAGAAAGAAGAGCGTCAGAAAAATTAAGGCAAGATATTCAGCGATTGTTCAACGAGGAGAGAAATAAATGAGGATATTGTTAATTTCTATGTTCATGGTTGTCTTAGGCGGCTGTGAAGATAGGTTTCGTTATGCTTGCCAAGACCCAAGCAACTGGGGATCTGCTGAGTGCAAGCCTCCAGCCTGCACCGCTTCAGGCACTTGCCCAGACCAACTCGTAAACATTGACAAGGAGAAAAAATGAACGCAACAGTAGGATTCAAGCCAGCCAAAGCACGCCTCACCCCTGACGAAATTGAAGTCAGGGTATGGGCATGGGTGATATTTGTCATCTCTCTGATCCTGATCGGTAGCTGCTTCAGCTTCATCTATTCTGTTACCTTCGTTACCCAGCCCATGTTGGGCATGGCTCCGATTGATGTCGTGTACACAAAGATGCTGAACGACATCATGTTGCTGTGTACTGGTGTGCTGGGTGGCGTGGCTGGCCGCAAGGCCGTGTCTGCCGCCATTGCTTCGGCAACTGCTAAGGCAGAAGCCAAGGACAATGACGAGCCTCCCCAGCCATGAAGCAAATAATCTTTGGTATCGTCATTCTGTTGGCGACCTTCGGTGGCGGCTATTGGGTAGGCAAGGATGCTGAACTCGACAGACAGGCTGCCGAGGTAGCCAAGTTCAACGAACAGGCTCGCGTCAAAGAACAGATTCTGTCCAATGCCGTCACTACAACTGCCAATGCACTGAGGATTTCAAATGAAAAAGCAAAGACTGCTGCAAAAGAGCGCGATGCTGCTATTGATGGTGGCACTTTCAAGCTGCGGGTTCCTGTCAAAGCGACCGCCTGCGCCACCGTATCAGCCTCCACAGATCCCTCCGCTCCCAGCGGAGATAGTGCAGGAGAAACACGAACCGAGCTTGACCCAGCGTTTGGAAAAGCTCTTTTCGCAATAACAGATGAGGGTGACAGAGCCATCGAAAAGCTCAACTCCTGCATCGACCTTTACAACAAAGCCCTTGAATCACAGAAGGAAATCAAATGAATCTGACCGCCAACTTCTCCCTGCACGAACTGACCAAATCCGAGACAGCCCTGCGCCTTGGCTTGGATAACACGCCCGATGAGGCTGCAACAGAAAACCTGCGCTTACTGTGCGAAAAAGTATTACAACCTGTGCGCGATCACTATGGTAAGGGTGTCAAGGTGAACTCTGCGTTCCGCTCTCCGGAGTCAAATTCAGCGGTGGGTGGGTCGAAGACCTCAGACCATTGCCTTGGCCGAGCAGCCGATATTGAAATTCCGGGGGTGGCAAATGCTGATTTAGCACAGTGGATCATGGATAATCTGGACTACACACAGTTGATCCTTGAGTTCTACACACCGGGTATCCCTGACAGTGGCTGGGTGCATGTCAGTTACGACCCCAACAACCTGAAGAAGCAGGAACTCACTGCGACCAAGGTTGCCGGGAAGACGCAGTATTTGAACGGATTGGTTGCTTAAATGGCTGGACTGAAGTTAGCTGCTTTTGCTGGTATTGCTCCTAGAGTCAGCAAGACGTTGTTGAAAGACAATGAGGCTCAGACTTCGGTCAACACCAACCTGTATACAGGGGAGATTCGGTCATGGCGCAGACCCGGATCTCTCCCTATTCCCGCAGCTACTGTTGCGGGATGCAGATCAATCTATCGACACAACGACGTATCTGGCGATGATCTGTGGCTGTCATGGAATGTCGATGTCAACGTAGTGCCGGGGCCAATCTACGCAACTGGCGAGTATCCAATTTATTACACTGGTGACGGCACTCCAAAGAAAACAAATGCCGCTCTCGCCGAGACTGGCAGCGGCCCGTTCCCCGGCGACAGTTTGGCTATGGGCGTTCCGACTCCAACAGTCGCGCCAACTGTCACGCCATCTGGCGGATCTGGAACAGCAGAGTCCCGTGTTTACCTATACACATTCATCTCGATGTTTGGAGCGATTGAAGAAGAATCTGCTCCATCTCCAGCATCGTCTGTCATATCTGTTCTGCCCGGCGGAACTGTCGCCATCAGTGGCCTACCATCTACCGCACCGACTGGCGACTACAACATCACCAAGATGCGGATTTACCGAGCCGTTGCAGGAACGACAGCCGTTGTCTACCTGAAGGTGGCCGATGTCAACATCGGAACTACAACATACTCTGACACCAAGACGGCCACTCAGTTGGGCGGGTCGCTGACATCGAGTAACTACTCACCACCACCGAGCGATCTGTCTGGTCTGGTGGCGATGGCCAACGGAATCTTGGCTGGATTCCGTGGCAATGAGGTTTACTTCTCTGAGCCATTCATTCCACATGCTTGGCCAATCGAATATTCGCTGACAGTTGAGTACCCAATTATTGCGATTGCTGCATTCGGTGAATCACTGGTCGTTGCTACGCAGGGCAACCCATTCGTGATCAGCGGCTCAACTCCTCAGTCGATGTCTCAGGCAAAGATTCCTTTGTTTGAGCCGTGCGTGTCAAAGCGGTCAATCGTCTCTGACGACACCGGGGTTATGTACGCATCTCCCAACGGCATCGTAAAGATCGCTCAGGGCTTTGCCGGAGTATCAACTTCATCCCTGTTTACTCGTGACGAGTGGCAGATATATAAGCCATCCTCAATGCTCGGCGCAATCTTGGACGGCGCATATCATTTGTTCTATGAAGACTTGGACAATGACCTGCGCGGATCTGTTCTGCTAGACCGTGGGGAGCAGGCATCCGCACTAACCACTACCACTCAGCACACAAATGCTGTTTACGTAGATCCAGTTACGGCAGACTTGTATCTTGTGGAGGAGAGTCAGGTTAAGTCTTGGGAAGGCGACCTCTACAACTTCATTCCATACGAGTGGAAGTCAAAGGTTTTCCATCTTGCTCGGCCAGTGAACTTTGCTGTTGCTCAGGTAGAGGCAGACTTTGGCAGTGCAGAGATCACAGAGTCCATTGCTGGACAGACTGCTGAGATCATTGCAGCCAACCAAGCACTGCTGACAGCCGGAACAGATCTAGAGTCAACTCTGGGTAGCGTGCAGATTGCTGAGCACGATGTTGCTGGTTCTCTGCTGACATCAATCACATCCAGTGTTGAGGGCCGGTACATACAGGTCAAGATCTTCTGCAACTACCAGCTCATTGCCACGAGATCTGTCACGACTCGAAAAGAATTTAGGCTGCCATCTGGATACAAGGGCGACAGATGGGAGTTTCAGTTCAACGGAAACATCCCACTCTTGCAATTCCGCATTGCTGAGACGGCGAAAGAGTTGGCTCAGCTATGAGAAAACCAGCGATTCCATCGACGTTCACGATTCAGGACAAGTCCATTGCCGCAGTAATTGGGCCAATGAAAGAGAACATCGAGATCCTTACTGGCGTTCGTGAGGGCCTGATTGAATTGCTTGCCTCTGACGCAACAACGGATCAGGTGATTGCAAAGGTCAACGAGATTGTCTTGAGGCTGAACTTCCATGAATGACATAGAGTTCTTGCGCTACGCATTCAAGGGCAACGATGATGCTGTTGGTCTAGTGATGTCTGTCGTCAAAGTTGCTGACGTATGGGACAACCTGATCGACGGCGACAAGGCGATGGACAAGCAGGCAATCAACGAAGCCTTCTGGCTGGCCTGCATTGAGATCCCTCGCAATCCTGTTTTCCGCCAATACCAGTTGGACATCACTACGGTGTTCAGCACTGGTATCTTGAACTGGCATGTGGCGAATCAACTCCAAAGCGGAGATGACCATGCCAAGCAGATAGCTCACGTTACGCGATATTCCATTGCTGACGTGTCTTTGTATTTGGCAGCAGCCATTGGTGGGCCAGAGTGGGCCATTCATGTTGGCCCAGAACTCCGCATCAGATCTCAGAAAGATCGTCTGGAGAACTTCCTTGAGGAAATGAAAAATGAAAAGTAAGCGCGAAAAATTTGAGCAGAGGCTGGAACTCTTGCGTGACGTTCATGGCAACAACTGGAAGAACGTCTGCCACATTGATCTCAGCAGCGATGCTCCTCCAGACACAAATCCCGGACAGATCGCTACTGCCGAGGCAACAAAAGAAGTTGCCCAGATGCAAAAAGATACTGCGATGGAGTATTTGAATTTCTCCAAAGAGCAGTATGCTGAATTCAAAGATGACCTGAAAGAGATTGCTGCCACGCAAAAGAAGATCATGGAGGATTCCTCCAAGAGGGCAGAAGAGTACGCCACCTATGAGCGCGAGACATTCCGCCCACTGGAGAAGCGACTGGTCAGCGAGGCCGAGGCATACAACGAAGAGGCCGCCAAAGAACAGATGGCCTCTCAAGGAATGGCAGACGTTGCTCAGGCTTATGACGTTCAGCGCCAGCAGGCTCTGGACACTCTGGCCAAGTACGGTGTCAATCCAAACTCCGCACGGTTTGCAGCCATCAATGCTCAGCTTGCTCAAGGCGAGGCTGGCGCTCGTGCAGGAGTGGCAACCAAGTCACGAATCGCAGCAGACGAAATGGGTCGTGCTCGCCTGTATGACGCAGCCGCACTGGGTCGTGGCCTTGCATCTAATGCAACTGCCGCCGCCGGACAGGCAACAGCATCTGGCTCTGCCGCTGGAGGCAGCACAACTGCTGGCGCAAACTACATGGGCAGTGCATACGGACAGACTGGACAGATGCTTGGTGGAGCTGGCAGCACATACGGCACTGCTGGAAACATCTATGGCCAAGAGTTCAACTCTCGGATGCAGGGTTACAACGCTCAGCAACAGTCAAAGTCAGACATGTTCGGCGGTCTTGGACAGATCGCTGGCGGATTTGCTGGATCATCTGCTGGCTCTGCTGCAATCATGTCGATGTTTGCGGACGGCGGTAAGGCCAAACGCCTTGGTCGTAGCGGCAAGGTATCTGGCCCCGGAGGCCCAGTGGATGACAAGATTCCAGCCATGCTGTCTGATGGTGAGTATGTATTGCCAGCCGACACAGTGAAGGCCATTGGAGTCAAGAAGCTCGACAAGATCGTTAAGAAAACACACACGCCTGCTGCCGTTCAAAAACGCAAGGCATTAGGTAAAAGGAGCGCATGATGGCAACAGGATTGGGAAGTTTTGTAAAGGGCGCTTTCGAGGGCTATCAGAACGTCAAAGAGATGCAGCGCAAAGAAGCTATGGCCAAACGCGATGAAGAGCGTTTTGCTATGGAGCAGCAGCGTTTTGCTACGGAACAACAGCGTGCTCAGCGCGAATCCCAGCGAGAGGCAGACATAGAGACCGCTCGTCAGGAGGCCATGCAGGCCGAGAAGGATGCAGACTCCGGTGCTGGCGACTTCACAAACTTGGCTGATCCTGCTGCACTTCAGTCTCGTCAACAGGCTTCTCAATCTGTCGAGCAGAAAGCTGACATGAGTTATGACCGGGCTGAAGCAAGACGACTAGGGCGTACTGTTGATGAGACCCAGACTGCATCTGTTTCGCCAGAAGAAACAAACATTCTGAAAAAGGGTGGCGTTGGTTTATACAAAAACCAGAAGGCCGCAGATGACTTGCTTGTTGACAAGCAGTTGGGCGCATACCGCAAGATTCTGATTGCCCGTGGTGATGTGGACAAGGCTATGTCTCTCAATGAGCTTGCTCAAGAGATGAAAGACAAGGGCATTGCTCGGATGCAAAAGAATGCGGCTGCCTTTGTTATGGCCGATGCAGATCCAACACAAGTTGCCAATGCAGTATCCAAGGTGTATGGGTTTGTGAAGGATGGAAAAGAAATTGATCCAACCAAAACTACTTTCGATGCAAAGACAGGCACATACAACTTTGCCGTTGTAGATCAGGCCACTGGTTCTATCGAACAGCGCCCAATGAACAAGCAGCAGTTGCTGACTGGATTGGGTCAATTTACACCCGCCAAGATTTTTGAGTTTGAACTTGGACAAAAGATCCGCGCAGAAGACAAGGCAGAGGCAAAGGTCAAAGAAGAGCGCGAATTTGGACTTAAAGAAAGGCAGCTTGGCGTATCTCAATCTGTTGCAAATGCACAGATCGAAAGGTACAAAGCTTTAACGACAGCAGAAGATAAGGCCGCAAAGGGGTCTGAGCAAAAGGCGAAGGTCGAGACAATTCAAAAGCTGTTCCCTATTCCAGACATTAGCTTTGAAAAGATGACGGGTCTGACTGAGGCACAAAAGCAAAGCAAGATGGATGAGGCCGTAAAAAACACAGACCTCTTTGCAAAGACTTCTCAGCTTTCTGGACTAAATCCAAAGGTGGATGTTCAGACTCTTGCTAATGCGGCAAGACTGTATGATAAAAATTTACTTAAAGTGTTTGAAGACGACAAAGGTAAGTACACCAAAATCGGCGACACAAGAGTTACCTTACCCTAACAGGAAAATAAATGGAAACATCTTTGCGTCTTGGTCGTAGAGACCCGCTGGGGATTGAGCCAGAGGATGAGCTCAATATGTACAAGAGTTCTTCTGAGGCATTGACTGAGGACGTTCTTCCTAGATCTCGTCCACAGGCTGAAGCAGTCATTCCGAAATCCGGAAGGGTTGCCTTGCCTAGCCCCACTGCAAAGCCGACAGATCAGGGTCAGCCGATTCAATATAAGTGGCCCGGATCTGAGGAGGCGGCGCAAGAACCAAGGACAGATCAAGCAGCACAAAAATCCACAGATGGATCTATTCCTTACGTATGGCCCGGATCAGAAACTGTTGAGCCAGTAGCCGAGGTAAAGCCCAAGAAAGAAACTGGCGACACAGGCCGTGGCTTTACGACTGCACTGGAGCAGACTCCAGCACTGGCATACGGTGCTCTCGGCTTTGTTGGTGCTGCTGGCGAAAAGATGTTCGGCGCTGGCGGGGCTATGACATCGCTGAAAAACTTTGGCCTTAGTGAGTACCAGACCAGAGTGAAAGCGATGGGCGAGACAGCCAAAGAATCCGATGATGTGACCAAGGCATGGGCCAAGGCTCAGCAAGGCGACTTGGGTGCTCTGGTTGACTGGGCGCAATATGGCGTTGGCTACCTCGGCGGCAACATTGTCGAGACCGTAGCTACCTCAGCCCTTGGATCACTGGCTGGCGGCTTGACTGCTGGCCCGGTGGGTGCTGTCGCTGGTGCAGGTGCAGGCGCAGTCGGCAAACAGGCTGTTCAAGGTGTTGCCAAGAACTTGATTGAAGGCATGGTTGCCAAGGAAGCTAAGCGTCTGGCCACAGACAAGGGCATAGACGTTGCCACAGATCAGATGATCAAAGAAGCCACGAAGACCGTGGCCAAGAACATTGGTTCTAACACTGCGCTGGTTGGCTCAGGCATCCTGAAGAGCACCGGCGGAATCTACGGTGAAGCAGAAGAGCAGGCTCAAGCAGAAGGCCGCGAACTGACTGGCGGCGACTTGGCTCGCATCTTTGGATCTGGCGTTGTTGCTGGCCTGTCTGAAGCTGCCGTTGATCGTCTGGGTCTGGGCTTGGCCGCAGGCAAGATCAACATCCCCGGCGCTGGTCGTCCGGGTCGTGCGCTGATTGGTGGCGCAGCAGGCGTTGGAATTGAGGGCGGACAAGAACTGTTCCAAACAGCCATTGAGCGTTTCGGTGCAGGCAAGGACTTGGCTGGCGAAGATGCCATGAACGAGTACATCAATGCGTTTGCATTGGGCGGCTTGGGCGGCGGCACTATTGGTGCGGCGGTTGGCGCTTTCCGTGGCGGCAAGACAGACGCTAACAGGGTTAAACAGATTCTCGATCAGGCTCAGGCTGACCTCACGTCTGATGATGGTCGTCAAGAATTGTTTGATGCCATGCTCGACGACGAAAAGATTGGCCCAATCCTTCAGGCCAACGGCATTGAGTCTGGCGACGATCCGCGATTCCAGAATGTGCTGGTCAAGTCTTTGGCCACACAGCGTATGCTGGTTGAGTTAGAGGCCCCAACTCCTGAAGCCAGAGCTGAAACCAGAAAGCAAAGCGAGGCTGATGTTCTTGCGGCGTTTGGCGAGACTGCATCCACGGCGGTTGGTGGCGACACGGGCGCAATCGAACCCGTCATTCAGAGGGCCAGCGTCACCCCCAATCTGGAGACTCGCACCCTTGAGGGTGATGCTCAGCCAGTGATTCTGCCGGAGACAACAGGCGGTCAGGCTGGAACTGTCGCCTTGTCCCCAGAGGACTTGGTTGCTAGACAACAGGGCTTCGAGCCTTTGATCGGCATCACGACAAACAAAGGCCCAGTCGGGAACAGATTCCCGTCTATACAGGCTGCTGAGACATTCTTGCTTGGCCCGAAAGACGCAAAGACCGGCCAGCGCAGTGGCGGGTATGCCCAAACAAATCTCCTCGATCAAGGTCTTGAGGCTCGAATCCGTCAGGGTAAGCGTTCCAAAGCCGAAGGCGGTGGTACGTTCTTCTTTGTTGAGACCCGCAAGAAGCCAGAGGCAGTTACCCCTGCTCAGGTAGTAACAGCGCCAGCTCCGGTAGTAACTCCCACAGCTCCGGTAGTAACGCCGCCCGTTAATGAGGCTGGCTTTGTTCCAGAGCCACCAGCACAGGTGGCGGCACAGGTGGCTGCTGTCCGTGATGGCAGCAAGTCCGTGGTCGTCACAACCAAGAGCGACCTGAAAGGCGTAAGCACAAAGGGCTTGACTCGCGTGACAGTGACAGATCCAGAGACAAATGTTGAATCTGTCCTCGTGTCGAAAGACAAGACCATTGGCGCAAAGGCTCAGAAGCTGATTGCCGATGTTGGATTCAAGCCAGCTATGGGTCAGTTGCTTGGCTACGTCGAGCCATCTGCCACCACCACCCCGCCTGCTGATGCTGTTGTTGTTCAGCAGAAGGATGCGGCTGGCAACATCGTGCAGGAAGAAATCGTCCCTGCGGCCAAGGCTGGTCAGGTCAAGAAGATCGAAGGCACAACAACTACCGTCACAACCCCTGCTGTCGCAGCAGCGGAACGTCAGGTTCAACCAACAGAAGGAGCACCAGATGCCACTCAAGTCAGGCAAGTCACAGAAGGTGGTGAGCAGCAACGTCAAGGAGCTGGTGGACAAGTTCCAGCGGTCGGGGAAGATCGGGGAGTCACAACCCAAGAACAAAAAGGCGGCGGTGAAACAGGCCGTGGCGATCAGCCTGTCGAAGGCGGGACTCAGCCGCAAGAAGTAGCGCCAACCACCCCTGCCGCTCCAGCCAAGCCAGCTATTGACCCCGTAGTGCAAGCTCGCGTTAAGGAGCGCATTAACAAGGCATACGAAGATGGCGCTCTGGACATCGAGGATGTGGTTGCTCTGACTGAGATGGCCGACCAAGGCAACCTCATGGGCGCAATCACGCAGATGAAGAAGACTGCCGAGGCAAACAAGGGCGCTGGAGCGGGGGCAAAGTACAGCCTCAGCAGAACACCAGCCGAGCCAGCAACCACAACAAGGGACTTTGCTTATGCCAAGCTCAAAACGGTTGACGACCTCAACAAAGAAGTCAGGGGACATCTCGCACGACAAGGAAGCACAGACACCTTCACCGCGAAAAGAGTACCTGTCGGCGATCTTGCTGGAAAGATTCCCGGCGTCCCTGCCATGCAGCGCATCGCCGATCTGTTCAGAAAAAAGCTTGTCTATTTTGCAGTGGCGGAAGGAAGTATCGACTTCCTAGACGGCGCGGTACTGAGCGGCTCAGACACAATCTTTGTCAACATCAACAGCAGCCGTCCTCACGTCCGTATCCTCGGCCACGAGATGGTTCACGCTCTGCGGTTCAGTGATCCAAAGCTGTACGCAAGGCTCGTTACGCACCTGACACCATACCTCGACCAAGCAGGCATGTCTCGCTATCGCCAGATCATGGCTCAGGAGGGGATGAAAGATCCGGCTCTGATTCTGGAAGAAGCCATTGCCGACATCGTGGGCGACAGGTTTGGTGAGTCCGCCTTCTGGCAGATGATGGCCGACGAGAACCCAACCATGTTCCAGCAGTTGGCTCGCGTAGTCATTGACTTCTTGGACTCGGTGATGGCCAAGCTCCGCAGCAGCCAGACGCTGGACTCAAAGAATCTGTTGACAGATGTCGGTGCTGCACGCCAGGCTGTGGCCAGCGTTCTGTCTACCTTTGAACAGAGCCAAGCTGCTGCCGCACAACCAGTAGCCACTGGTATGCCCGCCTTCTCACAGAAGAAGATGGACTTGCCAGCAGAGCCGGGTACTCAGGAAATACCTGATGGGTATGTTCGCCTGTACCACCAGACAGACACAGAGTCTTTGGATAGCATTGCGAAAGAAGGCTTGTCTATCAAGTACGCAAAGGGCATCGAAGGGCCGCGAGCCATCTATGCCGGAGAGACCCCTTTCTATGGCCCAGTAGAGACACGCCCAACACTGGAGTTCATCGTTCCAAAAGAACAGTGGGATGCTCCGTTTGTTCTTCAGGATGTTCAGCCAGATCAAATTATTGCGGCTCACTATCCTTGGCACAGAAGAGTTCGCTACCTTGAGGATAAGGATAACGCCTCTGTTTTGCAAAAAGCCTTGGCTGGC